AGATAATTCAGCACATAATAAAGCAGACAATGCTGCATTTCTTCTCGAGCAACCTGCATTAAATATGTCAACAGACAATCCTGCTGTACATACTTTTATGACTAGGTTTATTGATTGCTGGAAGCAATATACTGCACAATATAGTGTGTTAGGTGATTGCGGTGATCATAGAGTTTACTTTATGAAACTTCAAAAAACTCTTCCTGGAGAAGGATATCATACTTGGCACTTTGAATCAGATAATAAAGAAAGGTCAGGTAGAATTGCAGCGTGGGGATTGTATCTTAATACAATCGACGAAGGTGGTGAAACAGAATGGTTATACCAGAAGAAGCGTATTGCTGCTACAGAAGGTACACTTGTTGTTTGGCCTGCAGGTTACACACATACTCACAGAGGCAATCCGCCATTAAGTGGCGAAAAATATCTTTTAACAGGTTGGGTTGAGTTTTAATGAAAATAATTCCGACTTTTCCAACAGATCTGTTTGAATTTTATAATACCGAGATCGACAATAAAAAATTAATCCCCGAACTTGAAAAATACGCAGATACTGTTAAGTCTAGCGAAACAATAAGTTCGATGAGAAACCTACACGACAAAGAAGAATTACACCCTTTGTTTTCTTGGATTAATAAATGTATTGAAGAAGTTAGAATTAATCAAAAATATGATTGCGAAGGATTTGCAATTACTAGCAGTTGGTTTAATAGAGCATTACCAAAAGACGGAATGAGATTACATTATCACAGGCACTCGATGAGTTTTTTCAGTGCTGTGTATTATGTAACTGATGGAAGTCCTACAGTATTCGAAGATCCAGTTAAACATAGAACTGAAGCACAACTAGAAGTATTAAGACACGAATATGCTCCACATCATTTTGTAGAAGCAGTTCCTGGCAAATTAATATTATTTCCTAGTTGGCTGTATCATAGTTCAACACCGCATTTTGGAAACGAAGATAGATATGTTATTAGTTTTAACGTAATGCCCACAGGCGCAATTAATTACAATCTTGCAACAGACTCTGTTGCAAATATAGAAGTACATAATAAGGAAAAAGGGGTATGATAAAAAGTTTATTAGTATTAGGTGGCGGTAATGCCGGACTAATGTCTGCACTTTATCACAAGAAGTCTATTGACAATTTAGATATCACACTTATTAAATCTGACAAGATTGGTACAATTGGTGTTGGTGAAGGTAGTACTGAACATTGGAGAAGATTCGCTGATGCGGTAGGTATTACAATGACTGATCTTGCAAGAGAATGTGGTGCAACTATTAAAATTGGTATTAAGTTTGAAGATTGGCACGGTGACAAAACCAGTTATTATCACAGTTTACCAGAGCCGTATATCTATACAGATGCATACACAGGCGATGCACATACAATGATGAGATTAATTTCAGAAGGTGTTGACTCTGAATCTTTGCATTGGGATTTACCTATGCAAGGATATGTAAGTCCGCCATTTGAAGACTACTATCAATTTCATTTTGATAGCGAAAAACTAAATGCATTTTTAGAAAAAAGATGTGTTGAAGCAGGTATTAACGTTATAACTACAGAAGTCGAAGACGTTATTATTAATGGACATGGCTTTGTAGAATCTGTAATTGATGTAGAAAGACGAACACACAACGCAGACTTTTTTATTGATAGCAGCGGATTCAAAAGAGTTATTGCAAGTAAATTAGGTGCTAAGTGGGTAGACTGGTCAGAGTTTTTGCCTATGAACAGTGCTATTGCTTTTCAAACACCACGTAAAGAAGATATACCACCTTACACACTTTCTAAAGCATTAAGTGCTGGATGGCATTGGCGCAGTCCTGTACAAGAACGCTTTGGTAACGGTTATGTGTTTAGTGATCAATTTATTTCTGAAGACGAAGCTACAGCAGAAATACAATCGTTATTTTCAGATACAATTAATATAGGTAGAAAAATTAATTTTGTTTCAGGTAAAGTTGACAAGTTTTGGATTAAGAATTGTGTAAGCATTGGACTTAGCAGTAACTTTGTAGAGCCATTAGAAGCAAGTAGTATTTCAGCTACGATACAACAATCAAGAGCATTAGTTGCTGCATTAGCAACATGGCAGCCTGGAGACGAAGCAACTATTAACGAGTACAATAGAATATTTGATGACTGTTTAAGCAATGTATTAGATTTTATTCAGTTGCATTATTTTACACAAAGAGAAGATTCAAAGTTTTGGAGATGGTGTAAAAATGAAATAAAATATACAGATTTCAACAAAGAAAACTTAGAAAATTTTAAAAAACAATTTGTAAATCAAATATTATTGCCCGAAGATGGAGCGCATGGAAGTTTTAGAATTTACGATCATTTGAACTGGATACAAGTTATGCACGGGTTGCGTATGTTTGATATCCCTAGTATTCAAAAAATATATAACGAGCGTTACAGTAAATATCGTGCAGAAGATATAGCACAGTTATCTATGCTACCACAAAGTCCAGGTAAAGACTGGATGAAATGCAGAGAAGCAGTAGAAACATTGAAGGGAAGGACAACTTACTCGTTATGATACAATCTCTAACAGTATTAGGTGGCGGAACAAGTGGCTTAGTTGCAGCACTAACACTTAGAAAATCTCACCCTCTATTAAAATTAAAACTTTTAAGATCAAGCAAAATTGGTATTATTGGTGTTGGTGAAGGTAGTACAGAACACTGGGCAAGATTTATGCACCACATTGATGTTGATGTTCCAACGATTGTTAGAGAATGCGGAGCAACATTTAAAATTGGTATTAAGTTTACTAATTGGCAAGGAGACGGAAAACATTATTTCCACAGTTTAACAGAACAGTTTGCAGCTCTAGATCCACTTAATGAAGCACCTGTTCAATGGATGAGAATGATTGCAGAAGACTGGGATCCTAATGATACTGTTTGGAAAAGGACTGCTAGTAGTTTACATGCTGAGCCTTTCCATGATAGCTTTGCTCAATATCATTTTGATACGAACAAGTTAAATGAATTCTTTACACGGTTATGTGTAGAAAGAGGAATCGAAGTATTAGATGTTGATATTGAAGATGTAATTTTAGATGAAACAGGCAATGTTAAAGAGTTGATTGACGAAGCTGGAACAAAACATGCCAGTGATTTCTTTATTGACTGTAGTGGATTTAATAGAGTTATATCAAGTAAACTAGGACAGAAATGGATAGACTGTGGACATCAACTTCCTATGAATAGTGCTATTGCGTTTCCTACTGCTAGGACTGAAGATATACCATCGTACACAGAAGCAACTGCATTAAGCAGCGGCTGGTGTTGGAGAATTCCTACACAAGATAGATACGGAAATGGCTATGTATTCAGTGATAATTTTATTAATGAAACACAAGCATATGACGAAGTATCGCAGCATTATGAAAAACACTTAGGTATTAAAGATTTAGAAATAGGTAAACGTGTAAAGTTTAACGCTGGATATGTTAATGAATGTTGGACAAAGAATTGTGTATCACTAGGACTTAGTGCTATGTTTGTTGAGCCATTAGAAGCAACATCAATAGGTTCAACAATACAGCAAGTTAATATACTTGTAGGATCTTTATTACATTATAGAAAAAATAATGATGCCATTGCAAAAAGATTTAATGAAAGAATGAATTTGATTGCTACTAATATTATTGACTTTATTCAAATACATTATCTTACAAAACGCAACGACTCAGAGTTTTGGCGTTGGTGCGATAAAGGAGTCGAGCTAACACCTTTTAACAAAGAAACATTAGATTCATTTAAAACTGCTTTTCCTAATTCAGGACACTTTGTTGATCCGTCTCTTATGTTCAGTTATCTTAATTGGACACAAGTAATGCACGGCTTACATCTATTTGATTATGATGCTTGTAAAAAGTTTTGGGAAACTAATTTTGCAGAAAGACACAACGAAAGTTTAACAAATTTAATGAAGAAAGAATTAGCGGACTGGCCAGACGAAAAAATTTATACACATCGAGAAGCATTGAATATTTTAAGAGAGCGTTACTTGGAGGTATCACATGAATTGTAATACAGTTATATTAGGCGGAGGAGTTGCTGGTTGGTTAACTGCACTAGTTATAAAAAAGTCTAAACCAGGTATGAATATTACTGTAGTTGAAGATCCTGCTAAGCCACCTATCATTGCTGGTGAAAGCGGCACAACTACTTTTGTAGAAATGTTAAAATATATCGATATTGACTTTGATGACTTTGTTGCAAAAGCAAATGCTACACCTAAACTAGGAGGACTTTTTAAAGATTGGTCTGGTATAGGTAGCGAGTTTATTCATTGTTTACAAACAGATTATGCACCTTGGTTAGACGGATGGACAGACAATGAAGGTATTGGCATAGCCAATATAAACTTCGGACAGCTTAGTAGTATAATGGCTGCTGAACGTCAAAAAGATTTATATCAAAGCACCCTGCTAGGTAACAATGTTCCTTTAGCAGATGCGTTCTATTCAAACTATTTTATTAAAGAAAACAAAGTTCCATTTGGTTCATCTAAATCAGAATTACCAATTATTGCTATGTGGCATAACGAAAGTAGAGCAACAGCAGCATATTTAAAAGAAGTAGCTCTTAAAAGAGGTATTACATTGTTAGAAGGCACATACTTAGATGCTAAACAAAACGATAAAGGTGATATAACAAGTTTAATTTTAGATGATAATAGAGAAATTGAAGGAGAGTGGTTTGTTGATTGCAGTGGGTTTGCACAATTACTGCTTGGTAAAAAGTTAAAAACAGAATTTAATGATTATTCAGATCATTTTACACATAACTCTGTTATTGCTTGGTGGGACGAACCTAAGTATTGTGTAACAACAAATGCAACAGCAATGAAATACGGATGGCGTTGGAATATTAATTTACAACATAGATCAGGTAATGGATATATTTACGATAATAACTACATTACAGCAGACCAAGCATTAGAAGAAGCAAGGAGTATATGTGGAGAACATATTGAACCTATTGCTTCATTTACGTACACACCAAGTGTAGCAAAACAGAGTTGGAAAAATAACGTTTTTGCGGTTGGATTAAGTGGTGGATTTTTAGAGCCGTTAGAAGCAAATGGTATTGCAGTTATATGTGAGTCACTGTATGCTATGCAAGACTTATGGGATCCTCAAAGAAAAGACCATACATTATATAGAAATAGATTTAACGATCGTGTTAACATTGTATATGAGGATATTAAAGACTTTATTGCATTACATTTTAGAGGTCGTAGAGATGATACAGACTTCTGGAAGAGTCATATACATGATGCAGAACGTATTCCAGAATCACTTGCAAAAAAACTAGAAGCATGGGAACATTATTACAAAGGATATACTGGGGTAGAACCTGTGTTTAATGGGTATTCTCCAACAGCGTGGCTACAAGTAGTGCAAGGATTAGATATATTTCCTAATACATACTTTGCTACTGCTTTTGGAAATAAACTTGAAACCGGCAAAAACGTGCTAAATACTAATGTAAAACGCTACAAAGAACTTGTGGCTCCATTCTGGACTATCGATGAATGGATTAAGAATATTGATAAATAAAGATATAGGAGTTATACAATATGGCAACTTACAAAATGATTATCAGAAAGGAAGTAGGTAAAGCACCTATTACTTCGGACACATGTGAAGCAAAAAACAAAGAAGAAGCAGCAAAAATATTTGAAGAGCGTCACACTCCAGCTAAAATCGTTGCAGGCCCAACTAAAGTCAGCGACTAATTAACGCTTAAATCCAAGCACATCTTTAACGTTCTGCACTTCGTCTTTTATCTCTTGACGAACAAACTCTGCAGGTAGGCCTAGTGCAGGTTTAGTATCCCATTTTAAATGAGAATAAGGTCCATCAGCTTCTACATACTGTAGGAAAGCCTGTACTATTTTATTACCCTCGTATGGATTTCTCCAGTGTTCGTGTCTACGTCCACTGTATATAACAATGTCACCAACATCTAAATTAATTTCGTGTTCAACGCCATCTTCATTTTTGATGTATATTGGCCAATTGTATTCTGGTTCTTTTGATATTGCAACTGACACTGATACTTCAGAGCTAGGTCTGTCAAAGTGTTTCTTAAGTTGCGAGTGTTTGTAATATATCCTAGCATAAGAGTAAACTGGTACTAACTTACTTCCCCATTCTTTTGCAACCAAAGGATTTAGTTTTACCATTAATGCTTCAAACATCAAGGGAGCGTATCTCGCAAAAGTGTTTTCTTCTAGGTCAGATAAGTCAGCACCAGCGTACAATACTTTACAAACTTCTTCCATCATTTCGTACTCTAATGCAAGAAATTCGCAGAGTTCTGTTGATACTGCGCTTCGTATAATTTTGTAATCTTCTATCATAGCAGTGGCATTAGCCCCATGTTACCAAAAGGTCGTTCCTCGTAGTTTCTAATAAAAGAATTGTTTGGTATTGAATGCACATCAAATCCTATTGTTGTTCTATAACCCTCATATGGTTCTAGTACTTTAACTTCGTGTTCAGCATGTCCTGGGCCTAAATATATTTGACCTGGCTTGTTATCAATAGTCCAATTATCAAATATAGTTTGTGTACTTTTAGGATCAATGCTGATATATCCGTGCCAATCAAATTCGTGTCCGTGTCGTGTTAAGCATTCATCTGGTCTATGGTAGTTTAACCATGCTTGTATCCACAGTGGTCGATCATCACCTATTTTACTTCTTACAAATGTTCCAAGCTCTTTATATATGTTATAAAAAATAGTGCTAGGTGCAGTTAGTGCAAACACATTATACAAATTGTAAGACCATGTGCTGTCATTATTATCAGAAAATATTTTCTTAAAAACACCATGTGCAGTATCTAAATGATCAAAAATCTGAGTCTTATTTTCAATTATATATTGACTCTGGTGTATGTAGTATTCGCTCATGTTAGCTGTACCCTATCTAAATTTATGTTAATAACAGCTCTATAAGCCGAATCTTTACAAAAACTACTTGAATGATAATACTTGCCTGGAAACACAACTACTCTACCTTGCTTAGGTTCAATGCGTTGTTTGATTGTGAACTTATTTTCTTGAATACGCATAATATCATCTTTACCTGCATCGTAATCGTCGTTTGTTTCATTAAAGATAACTGTTTCACCGTCAGAATCGTTAACATAATAAATTGCATTCCAATGCTCAAAGAAGCTATCTATGTGCGGCATATGGTGGTCTAACGTGCTTGTTTTATTAGGTAGGGTCAAGTTAGCCCTCATGCGTATTAACCTGTTATACGGCGTCTTAGACGCACTAGTAATGCTTAAAACAAGAGGATACACAAAGTTAAAGTGTTGACTTACTGCTTGTTGTTTTTCAAAAAAGAAGTGATTAAATCCTGCATGATTACTTTCACCTTGTAGTTCTGCATCTGGTGATACCATTGTTTGATTAAACACCCAACCAAAGTCCCATCCTGTCATTAAACTTTTAATATGTTCAGAATAATCTTTTGGAATAACATTGTCAATTACTATAATATCGTCATTCATCCCGGATACCTTTGTACTGCTGTGCCATAAAATGTTAGCATCAATGTGTTGTCTGCAAAGTTTGATATTTTATAAGGTACTTGAGGATCCCAAAGTACACATCTATTAAACATGTTTTCTACAGACATTGTTTCTATCTGTGTTCTACTATCATAAAATTTAATTCCACTATCGGGTATATGATCACTTGTTAAAAATATAGTGCCTGCTATATTGAACGAAGGTCCTATTACTTTCATTTGATCAACACATTCTTTGTTTATTTGTTGATATTCACAATGTAAAAATGTAAACAAGTCTTTTCCCACAACATGATTGATTAACTTTCCAAGTAAACCTTCAAACATATCAATGTCAATCATATCTAAAGTTGTTGAACGTGTACCTAAAAATAATGAATTATCTTGGTCGGAATACTCTTGCTTAGTAGCATGTTTAACTACTAATTGAGGTTGTTCAAAAAAGTTGTCAATAACTTTTATAGGCTGTGTAATATTTTTAATCATATTGCCCTCGCAAAAAACACTTGAGTTAGTCTTGCATCTTCAACTGTAGTGCCATAAAAGTTTTCTGGACTATGCCAATTTCTTGTATCAAATATAATACAACGATTATATACGCTTTCCATTGTTATTGTTTTTTTAAATTCTGCTACTTGCTGTTCTCTTAATTTATTAAACTTTTGTTTTTCTTCTGCTGAAACATCAAGTACATCTTCCATAAATGCTTGAGCATATTTGCTACCATTAAAATCATTTTTGTCTTCGTATATAGTAGTGCCTGTACCCATTGCAGCTTCTTTATTTAAATAAACCACTCCAGCAACATTTAACTTAGGATCGTCATCATGTACCCAACCTCTAGTATACGATTCAGGAGTAGAATGAAATGCTGATTGTAATTCGTCAAACCCTGTATATCCGTAATCTTTAAGATACACTAGTAATTTCTTTCCAAATATATCTAATGTTTGTTGATCAAACTCGTGAAGCAACTTGGTTCTTACTCCTGGCCAGCTTCCTCTATTTCCTTTATAAAATTCTAAATCTAAAGCATATTCACGAACTAGATCAGGCTCTTCATAAAAGTTATCAACTACCATCGTTGGAAGATAAGGATATGTAAACCTATCTTTAAGGTTTAGCGAGCTAATACGAGAAGATGATACTTGATCTCTTTCTAATAGTTCATTAATGTATTGCTCTTTATCCATCTATTTTACTCGCTGTAAAGTTCATAGTCATTACAATTCTTTTTGTAAACATCTTAGGGCATGTACTTGCATGATAATGTCTTCCGTTGAATACTACAACTTTACCTTGTTCTGGCATGCTTTTATGCATAGCACTATATTTTTCTGCTTCTTGTGTTTCATGAAATATAACTGTTTCGCCATCGCATTCATTAATATAGTAACATGCAGTATAATGATCTACATTATAATCTACGTGTGGCGTATTGTATTGATACCTTACCTGTGGCATAAAATACTTTGTATTAAGTAAAAATCCTAAACGCATACGTAACAGCGTATCTAGTTTTAATCCTGCTTTTTCACAAGTACTTTCTAGTAATGGAGTAAAAAATTCTAGTCCAGGATTTTCTTTATTATCAGGATGATACACTAAATTTGCAAAACTAGGTGTAGAAGTATTAATCAAATCCTTCTTTTCAAATGTTGTATCTTCCATAAAATGCCAATCAAATGATATATCAGTTACTACATCAAAGATTTGTTTTTGATATTCTTGGCTAATTACGTTTGGTATTTCAATTGGTTTAAACATTATTGATCCTATAATAAGTTCTATCTACTGCATTTTCCCTTGGCTCTGTTGGTAACTTTTGCCAGCACGGAATACTTAAAGATATACGTTTTCCTTTAGGGTATGCACAATGATATTGCCTTGATGGAATATACAATGCATCTCCTGGTTCTAATTCTATATCAATTTCTACTTCCATATCACTATCATTTAACTTACCATTCATTAAACCTGTTCTATGCATGTAAGAAATTTTATTCTTATACACTTTCCATCTAGTTTTTCCTTCTGCTTGAATAATAAAGTTGCAAGGATAATCGTCATGAATTGTAAAAGACTTAGAATCTTTTAGTCCGCAATACACATGTATTGCAGCATGTATGCTAAACATATTTTCAAATATACCTAGAAAGTCCATAGTCTTTTGATTATGGAAGCCGTAGTCTAAACAAATTAATCCGTAACCTTCATTAACTTTATCAAATATAAACCCTTTATCTTGTACTCCTCTATCATATATCCAATTTTTTCTACTTACAGGTATTTCAATTTTACTACTAGTTGGACTAATAAGTTCAAAATTATAACGCTCTGTTTTATTTGTGTGTTGCTCAATATCATTCCATGAAACTAGTTCGCTAGGATCTTCAATCAACTTTTTAAAGAAGTGTGGCTTATCTTCAAAAGCTAAGTTTGTTTCGTTAAGTATTCTTTGACTGAAGTCGTTCATCATCTGTCCTCACTAACTTAACATTAAAAGATACACTAACTCTATCTTCCTCTGTTGTATTTCTTTCCACACCATGTGGTAACCAACCTGGAAACAATATTAGTTTACTTGATTGCGGTTCGTATGCAATTGCTGCTGCACTAATAGGTGTATAGTTTTGCATCGGTGCTGCTGAAGCAATAATAAAGTCTTGCATATGATTTTTATAGACATTTAAATTACCTTGTCCAGACTTTGCACTTACATAGTATACCCCAGATATAAAACTATTATCGTGTATATGCACTGAATTAGTATTACCTTGTTTATTAATATTAAACCAAAAGTTTTCCATAATAGGGTAACAGTATTCTTCGTAGTATCCGTAATCTCTAATACACTGATGTACTTGTTTCATTATTGCATCGTGTAACGGTTTCATTGCATCGTATGCATCAGGCCTAAAATCTTTTGATTGCCAGCCACCTTGATTACTTAATACTCTTCCGTCATCATCTTCTTTATGTAACTGATAACAAAGTTTTAGCATGTCAGTATTATCTAATTCTGTTTGTTCCCACCACACTGGCGTAGGAAAGAACATATCCATATTCATCATGCTCTTATCCCCAAGTCACCCATTGTAACTTCAGGTGGAAAATCATCTGAAAATGCAAATGTATGACTCCATCTAAAATCTACATCAGATGAAATAACTGCTGCATGACTGATGTCTGCTTTATACATTGTCATTTTACCTTCTACTGAAGGTGCCGATCCCATATATTTAAATCCCCACTCTGCTAATTCATCATCTGACATATTAAACCAAGCATCAGCTCTTTGTGGGTTATCTGCAATTTGTGACCAACGTTTGTGCATAGGATGGTCTTTATCAGTTTGAAAATCGTATAAACTATCTTTTACAGTACCGTTATACTTGTAAAGTTTTGTACAAGAATCTTGTAAGTCGTGTCCTGTAAACCATAAATTACCTACTAATCCTTTAGGATAATCAACATGCGGTATGCGCCAACAACTAATAGGCTTTGCTCTTTCTTTGTAATACACATTACCCCATTCATGGATTTGCGGATCATACATACTATCTTGTACATGTTTCAAGTAAAAATCACGTAATAAAAAACAAATATGTTTGTATGTCCAGTCTGGTAAATGTATTGTATCAAACGGATTAGGATCTAAATTACCTTCTGCATTGTTATCTTTTACAATAGGAAAAGACTTTACTACACCTTTAAATAGTTCAAAGCCGTTATCATAGAAAGGATTATCAGCAATCCAATATCCTATACCTTCACCTAAGTCAAAATACTCGGCGTTAAAGTCCTCTAAGGACTTTACCTTTATAACACTATCTATAGTGTTGGCATCTGGATAACAAATTTTAAAGTCCATTACTTAATATTAATAGTCATTACAATTCTTTCTTGGTCTGTTTTGTTTTCTCTAACAAAATGTTTTAACCAACTAGGAAAAATAATAACATCTCCTGTGTTACACTGCACTTCTTGCAATGTTTGTGTTTCATTTACAATAGGAAAGTTTGTATAGTGATATTCTAAAGGGTTTCTAAATACAATGTTACCACTATTAGGTGGACACTTAAGATAACAACTTGCTACAAACGTACTAAAGTTATGACAATGCTCCTCAGTATATCCTGTCTTGTAATGTCTATTAAACCAAGAACCAATAACTGTTGATTGCCTTTCGTAAAAATTAAATTCTTCTTTTATATCTGTTAACTTATTACCTAGCCATTGCTGGAAGTCAGCAAGTTCTTCCCAAGTATGGGGTTGAGCATGTTCAGGCAAAGTTACAGTAGATAGGGCGGCGCCTTTTTCTAAACTAGAGTTTCTTTCAACAGATTCAAAAACTTCTTGAATTGGTGTCTCTAATTCATTAAGCGGGAAGTTATATGTATACTTCCAAATTGTGGGTGGAAAGAGGTGTATGCCACCTTCATTAGCTGGCGTTGCCATGTTCTTCCTCATAGGTTTCGATAGCTAGATCTAAACCCATAAGTGTGCCTTCCATCTTTAGAACATCAGTTGAAAGTTCCTGTCTTTTTGCAAAGTCGATAGAAGTAATCCCATAAGGATTTAATTTTAAATCGGCAAATTCTGTTTCCAATTTGGCAAGTTCTTCAGTGCCTTTAGTCATGTCAGCTTGAAGTTGTGCTTTAACTCCTTGTAACCTTGTAATATATGTTTGATTTTTTTCTGTCATTATACTCATCCTTTGTGTTTATACTTAGTTAATACTGCTTTTGCCCTTTTTAATCGTGATGCTAAATTATCTTTATCTAGCAACGAGCAGTTAGCAGCATAATTATACGCTTTTTCTCTTTGTATGTCAACCTTTGTAGGTTCACCATCTACTGCATGGTCATACGCACTATAGTTCAGTTCACTTCTTTTAATAGGAATATACTGAGCTAAAGGTGTTCCTGCTCTAATTAATGTTTCTCCTTCTAAAACATTCCAGAACAGTTGTAGGTTCACTACATGTGATTGCATTGGATCTAATATACCATGTGCTGCTGTAAACCTTGGTTCGTTAGCATATGTAAGTGGTAATTGTAACAATACAATATCGTCTGAAGCATCAACCCTCCAAGGAGTTTCTACTTTTACTGTTTGCTTTAATGTGTTTTCAACATCATCAAGTACAGGTACAGTTTGACCTTCAGTATGCATCATAATATATGATTCAGTACCTGGCATTTCTTTGTCAAACTTAATTGGTTCGCGCCATTCAAAACTAACACCGTCACCATTTGTTCTAATAATAAAATCTGCTGGTGCTGGTACTATCCATCCTGACATAGCAACTTTGCGTATTCCAGGACACTTAGCAACATTAGCTTCTAGTCTGTCAACCTGTGGTGGAGGTTGATTTTTTGTAAAGTTTCTTGGTAGTTTAGATGCTTGAAAAATAGGATAAACATCAGCAACTCCAGGATATAAACTGTAGAACCGTAAGTGTGGCTTTTGCTTATTAAAAAGTTTTTTAATTAAGCTCGTGATCATCTTTGCCGCCATAAATGTTTTCTTTTAAGTATTCATAATGACTAGGTACACTCTTTAAATGGTCTTCTACAAAGTTTTTATACTGTTGATACATACGATCAACTGCACCTACTTCTTCATGTACATCTACTTCATAAGAACGTTGAGTTCCTCGTAAAACTAACTCAGGTGTACCAGTTGCTCTCATTCCCATTCCAGCTGCAATAAAACAGTTACCAGTATATGTTTCGTCATAGTAATGGTTACCTACAACATTACCAAACATAGCAACATACTGCGAATGCTTCATCATTTCATCTGAATGCATAAGCGGATCATATTCATTAATTTCAGTTGCCCATTTCCAGTAAGGTGTGTCTTCTCTCATAGACATTGCATAGTGTTGCGATACAAAATCTCTAAACTTTTTAACATCGTATTCACAAGAGAAGTTATAGCCTTCTTTTTCAGTTCTAGTTACATGCCCATTTCGTCTGTTTAGTATATCAACTAACTTAATAACATTTTCGTGTGTTGTTAGTAGTCCTGTAGATTCTAATGGCTCTACAAAACCGTAACTAAGTCCAACTCCTACTACGTTACCTTTCCATGCTCTATGTCTATAACCATGTCTAATCTTAACTTCAAACATTTCTGCAGATTCAGCAATTTCTGGGGTATGTGCTTTAGCAATATGTTCTCTAAACTCTTCTTTTGCTGCTTCAGGCGATGTAAATCTTGACGAGTAAACATAACCTGTACCAATTCTATTCCACAACGGAATATTCCAAACCCAACCATTACCAAGTGCATGACAATCAGTTACGTTATGCATTTGTTTTTCTCTATCAGTATAAGGTAGTCTACATGCCCAAGCCCTATCATTTGCTAACTGTTTTTCAAAGTTCATAAAGTGTGAACCCATCCAATTCTCTAATAGAATAGATGCAAAACCTGTGCAATCAATATACAAGTCTGAATTAAAAATAGTACCGTCTGCACATAATACTTGAGTAATATAACTGTTTGTATTATCTTTCATATGCGAGTGTACTTCACCATAGATATGTTTTACACCGTTTGGAATAGCAATATTATCTTTTAAATATTGTCCAAACAATTGTGCATCTAAATGATATGCAGTATCCCAATCAAAGTTAAAGTTTCTTAAAACCCCTTCTTCGTTTTTAGTTTGTTTGTTGTGTTCAGCAAGTAGTGTATTACCTGTACAAAAGAATCTTGCAAATTCTTCTGCTGGATATTCTTCAGGTTTAAGTGCTGCTAACTGTCTCCAGTTATTCATACCGCTTGGCTTGTCAGTCATATCAAATCCATCACTAAACGGATATTGAAATACTTCGCCGTTATTTTCTCTAAAGTTTGTAAATTGAATTGAATTTTTGTACGTTGCGTTACACGCAGCCATCCAATCTTCGTCTTTAAGATCGAGCATTTTGAGATATCTATTAATATGCCCCAATGTGCTTTCACCTACTCCTACTGTGCCAATACTTTTAGATTCAATTAATGTAATATCTAAGTGTGGGCAACATTTAGAAAGTGCCGCTGCTGTCATCCAACCGGAAGAGCCGCCGCCTACAATGGTTACTGTTTTAATTTTCATATCTGTTCCTTTGGTAGTAATCTTATAATATACTACTATTATTTATCCTATGGTCAAGGTGGCACAAATAAAAAAAGGCTCCGGAGAGCCTTTTAATATTGGAGTATATGTTACGTTTTTACTGTATTATTGACCCGGAATTGGATCATTTGATTTATCTGTCCAACCACTGTATCTTTTCCAAGCTGGTAAATCTTCTGTACTTGAATGACAAGGTTTATTTTCACTTGGTTCTGTAGTATTTCTAAGTACCATTGCTTGTTCTTCAGTGATCAGTTCTGGTGCTGCTGGTGCAGGTATCATTGATTTTACTGTAGAAATGTGTGATGCCCATGGTCCTGAAGCAGAAATACTTCCTGATTCTTGAACTTCATGGAAGATCATATCTAACTGTTCACCAACTTCACCATAAGCAACTCTACGTGCTTCTGAATCTTGTGTATAAGGACCATCTCTTTCGATCCAAATCATTTGTTGTTGTTGTGGGGACCATTCTAAGGTCCAATCTAAAGTGATCTCATCTGGTGCATCTATCCATTGGATTGACGCATCTGGACCATTATAGATTTCAAACTCTTCGCCAGGTTCTCTAATGTCTTGAACCCAACCTTGATATCCTATAAGTGCTTTTTTCATGGTTTAATATACTCCTGTTATCTTTTATTTATTACTTATATTCCTCAACGACAACCATGCCTGGTCTTCCATCTGAACCTCTATGTCCATGGAAATACCCGCCTGTACCACCTGTACCAGGCGCACTGTGTCCTTGATGATTGTGTGCAAAATGTCCACCCTGTGGGTGACCTGACGGTGCTGCACCACCAAAATATGTTGATCCACCTGGACCAAACGAGTGGTGATGACACCCACCACCACCTTGGTGAATATTTAGGTTACCGCCTGAGCCGTTACCACTTACTCCACCACTGTGTTGATTCTGTCTATTAGCCCCATGTCCGCCACTAGCTGACATATAAGGACCAAAACTAGTACCATTACCATTACCACCTGCGCCGGAGTAATAAGTTCCTCCACCGCCACCGCCAATACTAACTGATACTGAACTAATTCCTGTTACATCCATTATTCTTTCTGAATATCCACCAGCTGCTCCTGATTCTCCGTGGCCACTTGCACCACCTCCGCCGCCTACTAGTTTAATTCTAATGTATCTTACGCCACTTGGTCTGTTCCAAGTACCGTTACCTGTAAAAACCTGTATACCTGAGAAGCCTTCGTTTCTATATTCTAAAGCATTACCTGCTGAGTTTGCAGAAAGGATAGTGTTACTTCCGCCAACACTTGTAAGTCCAGTACCACCTCTACTAACCGGAACAGTACCTGTTACTACTGATGATCCTAAATTAACAGAACCGTCTGCTAGTTTGTTTGAGTCGACAGCGCCTGATGCAATATCACTTGCTGTAACTGTAGTAGCAGCTATTTTTGATCCTGTTAGTGTGGCATCAATAAATGCTTCGCCTGTATAATTTTTTAATGTCTGATAATCAAATGCCATTTTAATAGAACTCCGTAATTACGATTATTCCTGGTCTTCCGTCAGCACCTCTGTGTCCACTAAAGTATCCTGAAGTTCCTCCTGTTCCTGGAGATGAATGTCCTTGATGGTTATGTGCAAAGTGTCCACCTTGTGGATGTCCTGACGGACCTGGTCCACCAAAGAAACTTGCTCCTCCCATTCCTGCTGAACGTTGTTCATGACTTCCACCTGCGCCACAATAGATGTTTAAATCTCCACCTGAACCAACACCAGGCAACCCGCCATTATGTTGATTGTGTCTGTTAGCACCATGGCCTCCACCAGCTGATAAGTAAGGTCCAAAACTAGAACCATTACCATTACCACCTGCGTTAGAGTAGTATGTACCACCACCTCCACCGCCAATGTTACAGCTCACTGAGCTAATACTTGTTACATCAAGTACTCTTTCTGAATATCCGCCTGCTGCTCCTGATTCTCCATGTCCTGAACCACCACCGCCTCCGGCTTGTACTTGTACTAAAATATATCTTACGTTAGCTGGTCTACTCCAAGTACCTGTACTTGTGTAAACACTCATACCTTTAATACCTGTCGGTGCAAAGGTTAAGTTATTATTACTTGAATTCATTGTTAGTGCTTGGTATCCTCCACCAACACTAGTTTGTCCAGTACCACCTTTATTAAATGCCGCTGTACCAGAAACTACACTACCACCTAAGTCAACAGCACCTGCTGACATTTTATCAGCAGTAATAGAACCGTTTGCTAGTTTTGCGTTTGTGACCGAATCTGTACCTAAATCTGAGCCGGTTATGGTTGCACCATCTAAGGAAGTATTGCTTAATCTTTTAAGTGTTTGATAATTAAATGCCATTCTCTTTCATACTCCTTAATAGTAATTAGTTACAATAATCATGCCAGGTCTTCCATCTGAGCCTCTGTGTCCGTGGAAGTGTGAGCCTGCGCCACCTGTACCTTGAGTACAGTGATTTTGGTGATTGTGTGCAAAGTGTCCACCTTGTGGGTGATTACCTGGTGCACCACCTCCAAAATATGTGTTTGCTGTACTCTGAGCACTATAAGCGTGGTGACTAAATCCGCCACCTTGGTGAATATTTAAATTTCCACCTGATCCATTTCCACTTACTCCACCACTATGTTGGTTTTGTCTATTTGCTCCATGACCGCCACTTGCACTTAAATATGGTCCAAAACTAGAACCGTTACCATTACCAGCTGCACCGGAGTAGTATGTACCACCTCCGCCACCACCAATACTTACTGATACTGAACTAATACCTGTTACATCTATAAACTTTTCTGAGTATCCACCTGCAGCACCACCTTCTCCGTGGCCGCCACCGCCGCCACCTGCGCCTTGAACTTGTACTCTAATGTATCTTACACCACTTGGTCTACTCCATGTACTATTACCTGTATAAACATTCATACTTGCAATACCATGTTGGTCAGTAGTTAGTGCTGAGCCATTACTTCTTACAGCTCTATATGCTCCGCCACCACTGTTAATACCTAAACCACCTTGCGCAACGGATAAAGCACCTGTTGCTTTAGCACTTCCTAAATCTACAGCACCCGAAGCCATCTCGTCAGACCCAACTGCTCCGGCGGCTATGTTTCCAGAAGTTACAGTTGTGTTCGCTAAGTCTACTTGTGCTAGACTTCCGTCTACAATTGCAGCCCCTGTAACTTTCTTTAACGTTTGATAATCAAATGCCATTTTATTCTATGCTCCTGTTAAATTGATGCCACTAACCAACCACTTGCTGCGTCAGTATATTCTAATGTAAACGATGCTCCATTAGTACTTACAGTCATATTATCAGAAGCTCTCATAATTTTTAAACCGTTAGCACCAACTGTTAAGTTATTAGTACCAAATGTTCCTGAGTAATCTTGAAACTTAACTGTATCACCTTCTACTGGAGAACCTGGTAATGTTACCGTAACTGGTCCGCCTGCACTATTAACAATATAGAATGTATTTGACAGAGCTGCTGTTGCCGCTGTAATTACTACTCTCGGTAACTCTCCAACTATGTGCCATTGTACAGCGTTATGGTTATAAACTTCTAGAATATTTTTAGAAGTATTATAATATAAAGCGCCGGAGTTAGCACTAGGAGGGCGTTGAGCAGTAGTGCCAGATGCAATCAGTGGCTGATCGTTAAGTCCTTGTCCTACTATTCTTCCCATGTTTATCTCTCCTTATGCTGTTGAAGTTTCAATACCTAAGCACACAGCCGATACGTTAATTGCGTTTGATCTAACAACAACGACCTTAGATGCGTCAAGCACTATACCTGTTCTTTCTAGTACACCGTTTGCAGTTACCTGTGAGTCATACTCTATGTAATCTGCGTCTGCTGGTGTTCCAGAGGAACTAACTGCTATCCTTACTGTTGCAGCACTTGAAGACCTATTACAGATATTTACCGTTACTACGCTAAAGTGATCTGCAGGTACTGTGTATAGGGTAGTGTCAGTAGCCGCTGCAAGGTCTGCTGTCCCTAAAATTCCTGTTGCCATTATATTTTTCTCCGTTTATAATTTATTTCTAGTTTAAGAAGTACTGCCATGCAATTGGAAGTCCTCTAACTCCACCTTTGAAATTTAAATTAGCATTAACTTGAATTGCCGCTTGTGTAGTTGTAGTTATCTGTGTTCCAGCAATGTAAATTGCACCTGCTGTAACACTATTTACGTTAAGTGATGCACCACCGCCACCAATTTGTGAACTGATGTAAGCCTTAATAGCTCTTTGTGTTGGTACAACACTATCACTATCTGCTGTGAAGAATGGGTCTGTACTAAATTCTTCAATTGAAGCAGATCCTCCACCTAGCGTAACCTCACCAAGTGTAAGTTCTTGTAGTCCTGCAATGTTAAATGCATCAGCATTCAATGTTGCAACACCAGTTGACTGTTCAACACTAAACAATCCACCAACTCTAAAGTTACCATCTTGGTCAGTTGCTGTGTAGAATACTCTACCACCGCTACGTTCTCTAGTTTCGTTGGACTGTATAGGTTCTTGTGTTGGAAGCCCTGGATAATTGGTTTCAGTAAAGTTACCTGTACCAATATCTAGGAAGTCATGTCCTGTTAAACGTACCTGCGAGTACTTAATTCTAGTTGTTACACTAGTACCGTGTGCAGGAACATTAATAACTTTCATATCCGGTGATACTTGTAAGAAACATGTATAAGCACCTGGGTTTGTACCTAGTTGTGTTATAATGTTAACAAGTTTAAACGTATCATTTGGTAAATGTCCAAACACAACGTTTGATCCTGTTACCGGAATATTTGTAAGTTGTCTAACAGCAATGAACGAACCACTTTGGAAGAAGTCAGCAAATCCATCACCACCTGTTAAGTCAGCGGAAGCTGAAACATATCCAGTTCCTCTACTAATGAATGTTGGGTTCGCTAACACACCGTTACCAATTCTAACTATAAACGGTACTGCGTAAATCTCACTTGGGTCAGTAATAGTTAGTGTTGGAACACTATCATATCCTGCTCCTGGTTCAATAAGTCTAATTGAAAAGATCTTGTTCTGCGCAACAAACGTTCTAGCTTTTGCTGTAACACCCAGTCTTGATCTTGAAGCAATTGCTCCTGATACAACTGGAATTGTTACCCAATAACCTTTTTTGCCTGATACACCATGTCCACATGCCATATAACCTTCACCTACTTGGTCTCCAGTTACACCTTCTAGTGATTTCCATGTCCAGTTAAATCCGTCTTGCGATGTAGCAACATCATTAAAGCCGTCTAATCCGTCTATGTATGCTGTAGCAACAAACTGTCCTTGTCCGTATTCAACTCTTTGCAATCCTGAAACTGCTGTTGAGTCTGGAGCACCCATTGGCATCGCTACCCATGTTGCGCCATCTAATGACATAGCACCTGTGTTGTTATCACTTGCTACTGCAACAAAGTGTCCATTACCCCATGCAACATCTGTCCATGCTCTTGAAGCCGGAAGTGCTGCTGCTGTCCAAGTTATTGCATCTGTTGAGTATTCAACAACTGTTGAGCTTGGTTTAATTGCAACAAACAATCCTTTACCATATTCGATTCTTGTATGTCCAGTGTTGTTAAGTGTTCCTGTAATATCCCACTCAACTCCATCTAGTGAAATAGCAACTGTAGCTGATCCTGCTTGTACTGCAACAAACTTGCCTTCACCGTATGTAACATCAGTCCATGTTCCGCTTGATGGCATAGTAGAAGTTACCCATGTAATACCGTCATCGGAGTATGCTGCTGTTGCAGTTCCTGTTGCTACTGCAACATATCTACTTTGTAATGCTACAGTTGATCCATCGTCAATCAATCCGTGTGCTATAGATGTCCAGTTAGCATTTGGCATAACGTTTGCTGTCCAAGTTTTACCATCAGTACTATAAGCACCTGCTGCTGCACTTGATTTAACAGCTACCCATGCACCTTCTTGTGCTGAACCTTCTGTTTCAATTTCTAAAATTACACCGTTAGTGTCTACTGATACAACTGTTACTGTAATATCATTTGTGGTTGCTGCGCCTCCAACATTGTTACCAGCAATAGTAAATGTATCGTAACGTGTATATCCTGTTCCGCCACTTACAAGTGTTGTAATGTATTTTCCGCCGTTTTTAATAACTTGGAAACTAGCACTTGAACCACCACTGTTATTGTATGTTGAACTTGGTAAGTAAACTCCTGTTCTTGCACCCCATAATACATCTTGCCATGCACCACTTGTAGGAAGTGTTACACCTTCTGAACTATCAGTTGGAGCACTAAATACCGCTCTTGGTTCAACTGTATATGTTGATGAAGCATCTGGAGCAACAATTGTTGTACCTGCTACAATGTGATCAAATCCTGATGCACCTGTTGACTCTTTAGTAACTGCTGCAATTTTAGTACCACTGTTATATGATGCAATAATACCGTATTGTCCAACACCAGCGCCGCCTGTAATGTTAACTCTCATACCAACGTATGCTGAGCTAATCTCTGCGTCTGTTGCAGCAAGTGTAAGGCTTGTTGAAGTACCAGCCTGACAAGTGTTTGAGTTAGTAATGTAACCAAATCCACCGAAGTTACCGTCTGCTTCTGGAGCATTAGTACTGTCGTCTACATTATCTTGTAGGAATACTTCGTGTACACCACCGTCTCTATACTCATCTGTCTCTGCTGTTGCGCCTGTACCAGCACCTGAAATTAACCAAGTTGCGTTAGTATATTCGTTACCAGCATTAGTAAATTCAAATGCGTAAACTTGTTGTGCATTATCAGTTTGTACACTACCAACTGTAGCTTCAAACTGGAATTTGTTATCAACAATAGCAGTGTTTGGAGTTTCAGTATTATCAAATCCTTCTGCTACTGAACCAAAGTCACCGTATGAGTTGTTACCGTTTGTACCTCTAATTCTACCACCGTTTTCTGACAAGTAACCTACGTGTGAGTAATATGTAAACACTGATACAAGCTCTGCTCTACCATTGTTTGTTACCCAAGCACCGATACCGTCGGATATAACCTGTGTAAAGTCGTTACTAACAATCGAATCGTTACCACCATTGTGTAGTGCGCCATCAATCTTTTGACCAATTGCACCAGCACCAAGTGTTGTTACGTTTTGTACGTATGGTGAACGTTCAATAATCCATGTTGAGAAATCATCTGGACCATATCCTGGATCAAGTGATACATAAGCACCACCCGAAACTCTTGAAGTTCCTAATGCATTTGGAGCAAGTAAATCACCTGCCATGTTTGCAAGAGTTTGGTTTCTAACACCAGTAGCGTTTCTTACATAATAGAAGTCTTCGCCATCTCTTACACCATGTACTGCGTTACCGTAGTATCTTGCAGCCATTAATGATTTGTAGTTACCGTGATATTGGAAGTCATACTTGAGTGCGTCAAGTATTCTATTCATATCTCTTTCACATTTTGCACTGTTGTAGTCAAGCATAACAGTCATTGAACCAGATGCATCATCTATTGACATCGCAGTAGAATCGTTTCTAGTTTTTGCAACTGTAAATTTAGTGCCTGAAATAATTTTGTTTACATAGTAAGTTGTACCTACTTCAAAACCATTTCCTCCAGCTGTAGCTGGCGGACTTAATAATGTTCCGCTAACTTTAATTGCAGTACCAATTCTTAACCAGCTAGTATCGCTAATTGTTAAAGAATCATCTGATGCCGCTGTTGCTGTACAAGTATCTTTGTATGTGTCTTGTACCCATGCTGTAGATTCACCAATAATAAAGTTTCTGTTTCTTTCAATTTGTAAAATTGCATAGTGTGCATTTCTTACTTCAGAAACACACGGAGATCCTTCATTTGAACCACTGTAAACTACGTCATCTAAGTCTTGCATTAATGTATTAATACGTGCAATTGCTGTAGCGTCTCCGCCTACGTTTGCTATTGCTTGTGTTCTTACATATTCAAAAGCACTTCTTGTAGTTGCTTTCTGATCTAAGTTATAAACATCTTTAGCTGTTGCTCTCAAGTATGAAAGTGCAGCTCTCATTGTTTGTTCGTTGCTGTTTGTAGCAAAGTCAAACATAACTGCTTCCATGATCATTCTTGTATCACGTAAACACTTAGTTTGGTTGTATAATACTTTTGCTGTTGTTCCGTCTGACTTAAAAGCATTCGGATATACATGATCGCCATTGAAGCAATTAAACACAATATTTGCTAGTGTAAATGTATCTTCAATTGCTAAACCGTGTGCTGCGTCTACAGTAATATCCATTACACCTGTGCTGTTATTATATGTAACTGCTGTGATGTTTAATACAGTTCCGTCACCTTTAGTAACAATACCACCACTTACATATGTGTGAGTATATGCACTTGTACCAACATAAGTTTCAATTCTTGTTGTTGACGGTACAGCTTGTACTCTATAATCAGT